CATCGATGATTTTCTCAAGGTTATGATCAGCATGGAGTTCTGATGACGTTAACACCAGAGACTTAATATCTGAGAATGTGCTGGAAGTAGATGTAATCTTGTAACCATGATCACTAACCTTTTGTTTTGTCTGAGTACCGAAGTTTGGCGGGTAGCTTCCGGAAGTCGAGACCAAGTCACATAGATTGGAACGCGTCGAAGCGCTGATAGTCGGAAATTTCGAGAGTTGCGTCGTCATGCCGTAATCGAGCGGACAGTAGACTCCGATATTCTCATGCTTTACCGTAGGACCCCAGAATGATCGAAGAATGGTGCAACACTCGAAAGCTGATTTGACACACTTATGATGAGTAGGAATCCTGTGGGCAAGTTCGTAACGTTTTAACACGTTTCGCACCAGTGTTATATTACCAGCAGTGATGTTGCTAATGAAGTTCGGGTTTCCTGTCAGGCCCGTTATGGTTCGGGTCATAGTGAATCTGGATATCATCGCGTCTCGAACGCCAGCTGGGCTATACGAATAAATATCAGACATGATCTGCGGATAGAGTGGACTGGTGGCCGATAGTGTTTGAAGCAGAGCGTCTCCTGAATTCATCGTCGATCCGTTGATTATCTGATAGATCTCTTCGTTTTTGGTCAGTCCAGGCAATGCGGCCTCAACAGCTTCGCGAATGAGTCGAGATTGATCCTTTGGTCTGATAATAGGGATCGATTTCGGATCGAGAATGAGTTGGGTTAAGTCTGGAGTTTTTGGACTGTACGTTCGGTCAAGTAGCAACTTGAAATCATTCGCCAGTACACGTTCAGTGACTCCTAGTCGTTTGTATGCGGCGACGTCCCAACTTAAGTCATCCACCTCGCCTTTCATGAAGATACGGCCCCAAGACTGGTGAGGCAGACCGCCTAATGATCCAGGTAAGAGTACACTGAATTTGAAAATCTCGGCATTGCGTTTCAATTCGCCGAGTATGTACCATTCGCGTTGATGTACCAGACTATTCCTTCGAAGGGACAACATTTGAGCAATTTTGAAAGATCGCCAAAACAATGCAATTGCCGTTCGTGATACTGTATCTGCACATGAGACAGCCGTCGCATTGATAGCAGAAACTTCCTTAGCCAATGATGGTACGTCAGAATCAGCGACAGACATCGTACGTGAGGAGAATTTCAAGTTGTAAAGAATGTGGACGCCGTTAACGTAAAGATCTT